ATTATTTCAAGGATGCTCTTGCTCTAGAAGAATTTGTGATTGATAAGACTGGTGTAAAAACCATTGAGCTTATCAATGCAAGCTTTATTGCAGATGAAGAATCTATCTTCGGTGAACCTAATCATGACTATATTCGTCGTGAAATTGATTGGTATCTCAGCAAGTCCCTGAATGTAAATGATATTCCCGGTAAGGTTCCAGAAATCTGGAAGCAAGTTGCGGATAATAAGGGTAATATCAATTCCAATTATGGCTGGTGTATCTTCTCACCTGAAAATGGTTTTATGAGCTATCATAATATCTTTGCTCTTGAAGCATTTAAAGATATTAATAGTGATTGTCAATATAATCGTGTTCGTGATGAACTTATTGCAAATCCTAATTCTCGTCGTGCTGTAATGATTTATACTCGACCAGAAATGTGGTTGGATTATAATCGCAATGGTCGTTCAGATTTTATGTGCACTAATACTGTTCAATATCTGATCCGTGATAATCAACTTCATTCTATTGTTCAAATGCGAAGCAATGATGTTGTCTTCGGTTATCGCAATGATTATGCATGGCAAAAGTTTGTTCTTGATAGTCTTGCTGCTGAATTACATATGCATCCCGGAAATATCTATTGGAATGTTGGATCTCTTCATGTATATGAAAGACACTTTGGAATGGTAGTATGACTGATTGGAATAAACGATTTCTAGAACTTGCAAAGCATATTTCAACTTGGAGCAAAGACCCAAGTCGACAGATTGGTGCTGTAATTGTCGGTGGTGATCGTCAGATTCTTTCAGTAGGATATAATGGATTTCCTCGAGGAATTAAAGATGATTCTAGACTTCTTGATAGAGAAACCAAGTATACTCTGATTGTTCATGCTGAGATGAATGCTATATACAATGCAACATATAATGGAATCAAGCTTGAAGGCTCGACATTGTATGTAACTGGATTGCCTGTATGCTCTGATTGTGCTAAGGGTGTAATCCAAGTAGGTATTAAAAAGGTAGTTCTTCCAAAGGATATTGATCTTTCTAAGAATTCTCTTTGGACAGAATCTTGGTATAAATCTTGTAAAATGTTTACTGATGCTGGTGTTGAGTGGGAATTTGCATGAAGATTGCGGTTATCTTAGGACGTGGTATTGAGGGTTGCGGTGTAACTCGTAATGCTATTGAGTTTGTTAGACATTATCCAAATTCAAAGGTTTTTGCTATCAATGATAAGAAGTGGCCTCGCCACAATTCTTTGAAGCTTGATGCTAAGCTTTTTAATTGTGCAACTCATGCTGAGATGCTGGCTATTGCTAATGAAATTAATAAGGACTTTGAAGCTGTAGTTGTATACTCTGTTCCTTCTCTTAAGCACAGTGATGAATGTGTTAATAATTTTGTTGAGCTTCTAACTCTTATTAAGCATCCTAAGTCAATGATCCAAGTCGATCATAACAATGCATCTATTATTCGTAATGCACGTCTTGCAGATGTTTGTAATGCAATGGATCTTATTATGACTCATTCACTTCATGGTGCATTTGCTGGTTGGTGTGAAAAGAATAATGTCTCAACTCCTTTGACCACAATGGGTGTTGGGTTTGACTATGAAGCACATAAGACAAAGTGGTGGAAGCCTATTGAACAGCAACAATCCAATATGGTTAAGTGGATTGGTCGTTGTGCTATGTGGAAAGGTCCCGTTGAAATTGTTAAGTTGCATAATGATTACCTAAGGCAGCATAACTTTGTCACGACACTGGAAGGTCTGGAAGCTTCTGTGCAAAGTCTTTTGGTGACCCATGAAGATGGTTTTAAGAAGACTATTAAGCGCGATGTACAAGAATACATTCGTGGTAGAAATCGTGCACTTGCTAGAAATCATTATAATAAAGAAGTTCCAGGTTCTGCTCCATATCTTTATCCTGACTTCAAGAATGAAGATTGTATGGATAGACTTTCTCGTTCCGCATTTGGTTCAGATCTTTATAACCTGAAGCCTCAGTATTATGGTAATAATATCGAGTATTGTCATGCTGAAGTTATTGCATGTGGTACTGTTCCTATTTTTCATAAGCATTTTGGTGATCACATTATTCATCCTAAGACTGGTAATCCAGCAACTCAAGATGATACCGGTGTAATTTGGTATAATGCTCAAAATCCAGAAGAAACTGCTAACCAAATTCTTAACGTATATAATAATATGACTCTTCGAGATGAGATGCGAAATAAGGCTTTTGAATACTGGAAAGGTCATTCAGATTCAAGCATAGTCTTTACGGATATAATCAAGAAAGTTACAACTGCTAAGAAGCATGAAAAAATTAGTCTTAATCTAGAAAGGTTCTTTTCTTGAATTATACACACGCATCAATTATTCCACTTATCGGTGGTGTTGCCCTAGCCCAGCATGAAGATAGCGGCCAAGCTCCTGAGTATATGATGACATATGAAGGCTTTCAAGCTAATGAAAGTCATATTCTTAATCATTATAGAAATGCTTATAATGTTGAGATGCCTTATTATTATCTCGATGCATTAGAACAGCCTAAGCTTAAAAGCGTAGATGTAGTTAATAGTGTGTGTCCTTGTGCTGGACTTTCACAGTTATCCGCAGGATTTGGTGATCACAACCAAAACAATCAATGGATGATTAAGACTGCAACTTATGTTTTAGGTACTCTTAAGCCTCGTGTATTCTGGGGAGAAAATGCTCCAGGATTTGCTGGAAAGATTGGTCAAAATGTAAGAAATACCCTATATAAGATTGGTAGGGATAATGGTTATACTATGTCGGTTTATAGAACTCGGTCTCTATTACATGGTACACCTCAAGTTCGCGAAAGATCTTTCTATTTCTTTTGGAAAGAAACTGATAAGACACCTTTACTTGGTTATTTTAATAGACCATGGACTAAGATTGAAGATCTTATTCGCAATGTAAAAGCAAATTCTCAAATGGAACCTATTAATCATAGAATTCCATCAGAATCAGATCCATATTATCGCTTTATCTTAGAAGAAGTTTTTGGCGGAATCTCACATAGAGAATTCTCAAACGAAAAGTTAGGATTTCTTCGAGTTAGAAGTAATGATGTATTCTCGTTTATTGAATCTCAAGGTTATAGTTATAATCGGGTTGCTGATTGGCTAAAGTCTAAAGGTTATGAGCGTGAATATGAAAAGTGCATGTATAAGTATGATAAGCTTCAGTCTGGTAAAAATATCATGCGCCGCGGAACAATTATTCCTAAGGATTACATTGGTGCTTTCGTAGGACATTATCCTACATGTTTAACCCATCCAGATGAAGATAGATATATCACATATCGTGAAGCCATGTCAATTATGGGTATGCCAGAAAACTTTGAATTACTAAATCCAAAGAAAAGCTATAATCATATTTGTCAAAGCGTTCCAGTAAAGACTGCTTTAGATATGTGCTCAGAAATCTCAAAATATCTCAATGGAGAACTTGAGATGATTAACTCTACATACACTTATCAGTACAATCATAGTCAAACACACGAGATTGAATCTGATGAACCCACACTCACATTAGAAAACTTTTTTAATTAAGGAACGTGATGGATCCGAACATTCAGTATAAATATAATGAGCCTAAGACTCTTAAAGACATTCAAGATTATATTGAATCTACTTATGCTCAGCATTATTCTCAAAATAAATTTCAAGCAACAGAGTTTATTATTGACAGTGGATATGGTGATGGGTTTTGCTTAGGGAATATGCAAAAATACACTCAGCGCTATGGAAAAAAAGGCAATCCAGAGGATTGGCGTAAAGACATTATGAAAGTCATGCACTATGCAATAATGATGTTGTATGTGCATGATCTAAATTATAACAAGGAAAATATTAATGGAAATTGATGATCCAATTGCATTAGTTCTGAATGTAACACCTATAAATTTTGTTATGTCAGATGATGTAATAGATCCAAATGAAAATAATTTTAATATTCCATGGAATAAAAATACTGTTGGTTTACAAGAAGCCTGGAATAAAGGATTAACTACAACTCAACAAGTAAGAAAAAATATTTCCATTGGAACAAAAATAGCTATGAATAAAATTGATCCTTCTGTTAAAGCTGAATATTATAAAAATAGAGATTCATGCCAAAAACGTAGATGGATGAATAAAAATGGAAAGCATGTAAGAATTCCATTTCATCAAATAAATGAATATATTAAAAATGGTTGGAGTGAAGGCAGATTAATGTCTAAAGATTCCAATGGTAAATTTAGCGGAGTTATAAATTATGGAAATTAAAGTTGAAATGGACGAGCTTAGAAAGAAAAAGCTCTTTGTTTCCGTACCTATGTATGGTGGCCAATGTGCCGGTATGTTCTGTAGATCGACAAACGATCTTTCTGCAGCAGCAGTACATTATGGAATTGAAGTAAAGTTTTATTATCTGTTTAATGAATCTCTAATCACAAGAGCAAGAAATTATTGTACAGATGAATTCCTTCGTTCAGACTGTACACACATGATGTTCATTGACTCCGATATTGGATTCAATGCTCAAGACGTTATTGCAATGTTGGCTCTAATGTCGACAGAAGATAATGAATATGATATTCTGTGCGCACCTTATCCTAAGAAGTGTATTGCTTGGGAAAAGATCAAGATGGCAGTGGATCGTGGTATTGCTGATACTGATGCTAATGCTCTTGAAAATTATGTTGGTGACTATGTATTCAAC